CAAGAGTTAGCCTGTACTGCTGGTGTTTGTGAAATCTAAAGTACCTCTATTAGCGAAAGTTTGTTATTATGAAAGTATTAGGCAACGATTTCAACATCACAGATGGACTACTTCGTAAGTTGTATGAACTGTATCCAGACAAACTTCCGCATACACAAATTACCCCTGAGGAATTAGCGTTCCTTAGGGGGCAACAATCTGTGATACAGAAGTTGGTTGAGTTACAAAACCAAGATTTTGAGGATTATTAATATGGGTGGATTATTTAGCCCGAAGATGCCAGCACCACCTGTGCCAGCGGCTCGTCCTGTTACAGCAGTACAGAAGACCCCTGATATTGAGTTTGGTGCTGATGAAACCCCAATGATGGGGATTAAGAAAAAGAAAAAGGGCAAGAGAGAATTGGTTACACCCTTAGATGCTTCCCTTCAGACAGGCAGCGCAGGTGCTGGCCTACAAATTTCTAAAGGAGAGTAAAATGGGTGCGCCAAAACCTATTAAAAAAATTGTTACGGCTGCTAAGAAACAAGTTAAGAAGGCCACCAAGTTTGTTGACAAGAAAATTGTAGAACCCTTGGAACGTCCAGTTAAAAAAGCTATTAAACCTGTTGCTGAAGTATTTGAAGAAGTAGTAGAGAAGCCATATAAAAAAGTTGTTAAAGAAACTAAGAAAGTAATTGCCCCTACTCCTAAGCCTACTCCTACTCCTACAACTGCTGCTGCTCGTACAGCTAAACCTAGAGAACAAGCTGAAGAAGTAGCTACAACAGTTGATACAGCCGCCACTATGCAGAAGCGTAGACGTAAAGGCAAGAAGGCTCTGGTTCTGAAACAAGCCGCTGCTCAAGTGGGTGGGGCAGGTCAGTCAGGATTGAACATTCCGAAGGGATAAAACATGGAACAAGATGTAGGTACAGTAGCTAAACGCTACAGCCAATTAGATGGAGAGCGTGATACTTTCCTAGAGAGAGGCCGTGAGGCAGCAAGGCTTACTATTCCTACTCTTTTGCCTGAAGAAGGTCATAGTAGTTCTTCTATCTATGCTACACCATATCAGGGCATTGGAGCAAGGGGTGTAAATAACCTTGCATCTAAACTGTTACTCGCTCTCTTGCCCCCTAACAGTCCATTCTTCCGTCTAACTATTGATGATTTTGACTTGCAACAGATTGCAGGTGATAATCGTGGGCAAGTAGAAGAAGGATTGGCACGTATTGAACGTGCTGCTATGCAAGAGATAGAAGGTAAATCAATTCGTGTCCCTGTGTTTGAGGCATTGAAGCTGCTTATCGTAACTGGTAATGCGCTAGTATATATGCCTAAAGAAGGTGGTATGAAGGTGTTCCGTCCAGACCGCTACACTGTTAAGCGTGATGCGATGGGTAATGTGTTAGAGATTATTACTAAAGAGTCAATGGCTCCTACCACACTACCACAGAATGTACGTGAGCAACTCCCACCATCGGACACACCAGTTAAGAATTATGACTTATATACACGACTAACCAGAACAGATAAGGGCTATGAAGTAGTTCAAGAAGTTGCTGGTATCCTTATTGAAAGTTCACGTGGCGTCTTCAAAGCAGACCAGAACCCATTCATTCCATTACGATTTATCCGTATTGATGGTGAAGATTATGGGCGAGGTTTTATTGAGGAATACATAGGTGACCTGCGTAGTCTTGAGGCCTTGACAAAAGCAATCGTTCAAGGAAGCGCAGCATCAGCTAAGGTTCTGTTTCTTGTACGGCCTAATGGTACTACAAAAACTAAAGACCTCTCTGCTGCTCCTAATGGAGCGTTCTTGCAGGGAGATAGTAACGATGTATCAACACTACAAGTAGCTAAGGGTGGAGATTTCCGTGTAGCCCTTGAGACTATGCGTATGATTAATGACCGCCTTGCTGCTGCCTTCCTACTCAATAGCAGTGTGCAGCGTCCAGCAGAGCGTGTAACAGCCGAAGAAGTACGCTTCATGGCTCAGGAACTAGAAACTGCTTTGGGTGGTGTATACTCCATCCTGTCGCAGGAGTTCCAACTGCCCCTAATTAATCTTCTGTTGAACTCTCTCCAGAAGCAGGGCAAGATGCCTAAGATGCCGAAGGAAAGCGTTAAGCCTACTGTGGTAACTGGTATTGAAGCACTTGGTCGTGGTCAAGACTTAAATAAACTAGCTGCATTTCTGCAATATCTACAGCCCCTTGGTCCTGAAGTTATTGCTAGTGAGATGAACCTAGGAGACTATATTGATAGATTAGCTGCATCACTTGGTATTGATACCTCTGGTCTGATTAAATCGGACGAACAGAAGGCACAAGAGCAGATGATGCAACAGCAAATGATGCAACAACAAATGCTGGAACAGGCAGGAGTAGGTGCTTTGCAGAGAGCAGCACCGTCCATTGCAGGTAATATGGACCCTGAACAAGTTAGAAAAGCTATGGAGCAAATGAGTTAATGGCTGAACAAATTAATACTTATCAAGAGACTGCACCTGAATCTCAGGAGCATATTAACGAAATGTTGGCAAAGGTAGAAGGCACAGCCCAAGATGCTGAACGTCCTGAATGGCTGCCTGAGAAATTTAAATCAGTAGAGGACATGGCTAAAGCTTACTCAGAACTAGAAAGTAAGCTTGGTCAGCCTCAACAAGAAGAGGAAGAAGTTGAAGAGTTTACCGCTGACGCAAGCGTATCAGAAGTAGCTGAGGTACTTGGTGCAAACGGCATAGACTTTGAGGTTCTTCAACAAGAATACCAAGAACTTGGTGGTCTATCAGCCGAAGCTTATGCAGCTTTGGAAGAAGCAGGTTTTCCTGAATCAGTTGTAGACCAGTGGATTGCTGGACAACAAGCTATTTCACAGCAGGTTCAATCTGAGATGTACTCCTTAGTTGGGGGACAAGAGCAGTATCAAGAAATGGTAGGGTGGGCAGCAGAAGCACTACCTGAATCAGAGATTGATGCTTTTAATGCAACGATGGAAACGCAAGACCCTAATATGATTAGACTTGCCATCCAAGGTCTTAATGCACGATACCGTTCTGAGGCTGCACCTAATTTACTACAGGGTGGAACAGGTGCAGTATCCACAGGTGGGAAGTTCGAGAGCAACGCCGAACTCACTCAGGCTATGAGTGACCCTAGGTATGCTAAAGACCCTGCCTACAGGCAAGCAGTCGCTGATAAGCTGGCTCGTTCAAGCCTGTTCTAACATTGTTGCATGGGTTGGGGGATGTAATGTCCCCCTTCCTTTTCACACGAAGCAAACACATAACAAACGATTACCCCTGACCCCTTGCGAGGGACAATCTTGGAGAAAGGATGTAATGTAATGCAGAGTGTAGTTTAACTCACATTAACATTACTAAGAGGTAATTAAAAATGGCACAAGCCGCTTCAAATCCGGCCTATAGCGTAAGCTTCCAAGGCCAAAATAACCTTACAGGTGACGTACGTGACCTGTTTCTCAAGCTGTATGCTGGCGAAGTCCTGACAGCTTTTGAAGAAAAGAAAGTCCTTATGGACAAGGTGCGTACTCGCACTATTTCAAAAGGTAAGTCTGCTTCATTCCCAATGACAGGCCGTGCAACTGCTGAGTACTTGACCCCCGGAAACGAAATCACTGGTGGTTCAATCCGTGCAGGTGAGCGTATCGTCACCATTGACGACTTGCTTATCTCAAGCCAGTTCATTGCTAACATTGATGAAGCAATCAACCACTATGATGTTCGTTCTATCTACTCAAAGGAAGCTGGTATCGCACTGGCTAACGAAGCAGACCGGAACGTAGCACGTATGCTTGTCAAGGCTGCTCTGTCAACCAACGCTACTCGCGCTGCTGGTCTTATCCAAGACTACAAAGCCTTCACCGAAGAAGACTTTACAAACAACGTGAACATTGGTACAGCAACTGCTGACTCAACAGACGCTGCTAAGATTGCTAAAGCTATCTTTGATGCACGTAAAGAAATGGAAGTCAAGAACGTACCAACTGACGGTGCAACTGTTGTTCTTGCTCCTGACCAGTACTATGCTCTGTTGGATGTAACTGATGGCAACAAACTTGTTTACATGAATAAAGACTTTGGTGGCAATGGTTCTATTGCTTCTGGCGTAGTACCATCAATCGCTGGTATGCCTGTCATCATGTCAAACCATGCTAACGTATCTAACCTGTACACCAGCCTTGTCACTGCTGACCCGAATGAAGGTGTCACATCTGACAACCAGCCTCTGGCTAACACTGCTGGTTCAGGCCGCACTACCCACTATGACCTGCCGACTGCAAACGTAGACGGTGCTGACATGGTGGCTCTTGCTGCTAAGTTCCGTGGTTTCGTATTCACTCCAGATGCCGTAGCAACTGTAAAGCTGCTTGACTTGGGCATGGAGTCTGAGTATCAGATTAACCGTCAAGGCACACTGATGGTAGCTAAGTACGCAATGGGACATAACGTCCTGCGTCCTGCTGCTTGTATCGGTCTGTCTGAGGTCTAATCAACGAGGGGGTAGCTTAACGGCTACTCCCTTTTTTACTTGGAGTTAGATATGCCAGAAGTAGGTGGAAAGAAATATAAGTATACTAAAGAAGGTATTGCTGCTGCTAAAGCCGCTTCTAAAAGGACTGGTAAGAAAATGTCTTTTGGTGGTATGCCACAGAAGCAGGTAGCTGCAATTATGGCTAAGTACGGAAAGAAAACGAAATGAGCATTGTACGTGGTGGACACACCTTCAAAGGTTTGCGTATTCCATTAAGGACACCAGACCATCCTAAGAAATCTCATGCTGTTCTTGTGGGTACAAAGGATTCACCACGGTTGATTAGGTTTGGCGAACAGGGTGCAAAGACTAATCAGAATGAAGCACAGCGTAAGTCATTCAAGGCTAGACATAGAAAGAATATAGCCAAAGGTGAGAGCAGCGCAGCTTACTGGGCTAACAAGGTAAAGTGGTGATGATATGGCAGGAACAAGTAAACTAGATGCAGTAAATACGATGCTTTCTGCTATTGGTGAAGCACCAGTCAGCAGTTTATCATCAGGCCTTATTGAGGCAGAAATTGCAGAAACTGTACTAGACACAGTAGACAGAGAAGTTCAGTCTATGGGCTGGCACTTTAACACAGG